ACTGCATACAATAACTACCTCAAATTAAAAGAGAGAAAGTTAGTAGAAGCAGAGGAAATGGATAAACTAAAGGATGATGTTGATGAACTAAAAGATATGATGAAACTCATTTTGAGTAAATTAGATAAATAACTAAAACCTCCCTTTGACAGATGACAGCAAGGAACATCAACTTAGTTTTAGATCAAGGTGTAGATTTTGAAGCAACATTTACTATCAGAAATGAAAATGCTTCCGCTTTAAATCTAACAGGATATAGTGGATCTGCTCAACTAAGAAAGCACCCTGAGGCATCTAAGTCCACTCCTTTTGTGGTATCTTTCCCCAATAGGGTCAATGGACAGATCAAAGTTGCAATGGCATCTACTATTACTTCTGTAATAGAAGGAGGGAGATATGTGTATGATCTTGTTTTAGAATCGCCCAATGCGTATAAGACTAGACCAATACAAGGAAACCTTCTTGTAATCCCAGGCGTAACACGATAATGGCAGATTACTTAGTCACTCTTAACGATCCTGGCAGTTATAATGTCGGTGTAGACTATGAGGTTCCCTCAAAGTCGATCCAATATGGTAACATCATTATTGGTAAAACACCAGTACAAGATGGTACTGAAACCACATTTAACTTAAATGATCAAGGAGCACCATATACTCCTAACAATAATCAACAACTTATTGTTACTAAAAATGGTTTGTTCTTAGATCCAGCAAATGATTATAATATTTCTGGTGACCAAGTTGTATTTACAACTCCACCAGCAGCAAACGACGATGTAGTAATTATTGCTCTTGCTGCAGCAGCTGATTTAACACGAACCGTAAACTATGTTATTGATAGCGGCAGTCTTCCAATGCAGCCTGGTGACAAAGGCAAAATCACAATAGATGTCACTGGACTTATTGAAAACATCAGAGTCTTATCCGATCAGACTGGTGATATTGTTATTGAACTAGAAAAATGTACTTTCGCAGATTATCCGAATTTCACCAGTATTACTGGTGGTTCGAGAGTGCAATTATCCAATTCGGATAAATACTTTGATGATGTCCTAAATAATTGGACGACTACTATTGGAGCAGGGGATATTCTCCGTTTCACTGTGGTAAGCGTGAACAATATTAGAAGGTTACTAATCTCTCTAAAATTAAAATTATAAATAAGTATAGTTCTTAACGTTCTAAGACCCTAGAGGTAGTTTTTCAATGGCATTACTCGTTCCTAATATTGGTGAAATTGAGTCGCTGCGTTATCTGATTGCTCAGAATAACTTTGTCGCAGATTTAGAAGATACATCACCCCGAAATCTTGTATTAAAACTTTTTACAAGTAACACGACCCCTGCTGAGGGCGATGTTCCTTCTGCAACTTCGTACTTTGAACCCTACATTGACGGAAACGTTAACGGTTATGGTACTACTGCAAATACTGGTTATCCAGTCTGTGTAAACAACAGAGGAGATCAGGATTATAACCAGCAGTATGGTATCCTGTTAAATGGATCTAGGTGGGTTATCAAGAACGTTGGTAGTGGTACAACCGCTACATATCCAGAACAAACATTTACTTTCACTGGACCTGCTGGTAACATCTACGGTTACTACGTCACTAGAGCAAATAACATGCCTGTCGCAGTACAGGGTGTTGTTCATGGTGCTGGTGTTGGTATCGGAACTACTGTTACTAAGGGTAACAACACAGACCCAACTATCGGTGTTGTCGGTAACTCTTACCTTACAATCGACCCACAAGTTAGTATTGACGACTTAACACTTGGACAGTTCGTTGCTGGTAACTCTGGTGTCGCAACTAATACTAAGATTATCGGTATTGATAGAGCTTACAGAACGATCTACCTAGACAAACCTCTGGTTGATAACATTCAGGTTGCTACTGACCCATCAGTCACATTCAGTTTCGGTAAGATTACGTTCGCCAACCACGGACTTAGAGCGGGTGATATCCTCTACGTTAACGCTGGTGCTGGTAACACAACTCTTGAGTCTAATGTTTACACTGTATTTGAAGTACCAAACGCAGATGAGTTTGTAACAACTCCATCTATGAGTGCTACATCTAACGGTGTGTTGGGATTAAATACTGCAACTCTCTATAGTTCAATCATGTACGCTGAGAGATTCACAAACGGTCCTTACAACATCCAAAACAACGGAGACCAGATTAAGATTACTCTAAACGTCGCACTCGACTAATAGAAACACTAAATATCAATATGTGGACTCTGCTTTATAATTAAGGCAGGGTCTTTTTATTTCGGGGGAAACCTTTGACAGTATTTGTCTACGACAATACGAAGATAGATTTATTCACTACATTTGACGGTGGTAATATCACCGTCGCGTCAGTGGAGAATATTGACTATGGCGACATAAATCAACATGTAGAACCCGAAAGAGACGAGAATTTCTTCTTTGTAAATGACCACGGACTCATCAACGATACATCAGATGTGCTACCGTTTGGTCCAATAAATGTAGTAGACGGAAGAGACGAGTTTGGTAGATCAAGAACTCAGTGGATTCCAGAGAACGCAAATACAGTCCTATTCGATGTTAATGATTCTGCACTAGTATCTGCAGCAGTGCCTTGGGTTGGTACTGGTACTGTTCATGAATTTGGTAACGGTCTCGAAAGAGTCGTCATACCAGATCTTGGAGCAGCGGGAGCTGTCATCTTCATCCCATCTGGGACAGCAGAAGAATCTATATCTAGAGGAAATTACATAGGTGTTGGTGCGATTGCCAAGTCAGGGCTGTCTGCAAACGACCTAGACCAAGTTTATTCTTATAATGGTAGTGGCTCTGTATCCGTAACTGGAGAACAACAGACTCCATACAACGAAGCCTACTTACCAATTATCAAAAACGCCTTTAGGGCGAAGGGTGGAGATACCCGACTATTTGATGTTGAGAAAGTCATATACAACTACGCCAGATCAGAGTCTGACGTATTCGAGAAAGAAGATAACGGCACAATTACAGTTAGAGAAGGAGCATCCTTCGATGATCTCAATGTCACATTTGACGAGGTTATCACAGATTCTCTTGCGAAGGAGAGATCATTCTCTGACGAAGATCAGGTAGCATTCGAGAGTTACGGAGGTATATTAGATACACCTACATCTGCTGAAGATTACGGTGTAATATTACAAAAATTACAAGGTGGGATCTTCTTCGACGAGTATCAGTCAACCTTTGTCAGGGGCCACGATCTATTTGTCAGGGGATACCACGGTTCTGGTACGTTCAAGAAAGAAGGAATTGCTGCAGAAGGATCACTCTTTGCATACTCTGGATCTGGTACAGGAACATTCTCTGGAACCAACTTCTTCAGTCAGGCTCCACAAAGTACAATCTTCGGTCTTGAGGGTGAAGTCGCCATATCTGGTAGTGCAGATGAGGCATTTGTCCCTGCAACTGTTGATAACACAGTTCTCTTTGATATCTCTGGAACTGGTGCTGAAAGTAGAGTCTTACTTCCCGATACTAAAAAGGCACTTGTTAGACTTACTGGATCTGTTTCTGGTATCAAACTTGTTAAACAGGGAGACGAAGGAACAGTCCTCTTCAATACTTCTGGTTCGGCAACAGATGTTGTACTTGTCAAGGACTACGAGAATACAAATCTGTTTGATTTCTCTGGAGGGATGCAACAGGGTACACCTGTTTACACTCCTTCTTGGATATCGCCTCTTGGAGATCAAAAAACAGAAGAGCTCGATTGGGGTCTTATTACTGCTACTCCAACTCAATCTTACGAAGATTGGGGACCAATCAATACAAACGACGAGACTATTCCCAAGTCGGCAGAAAACTGGGGATTCCTACTTCCAGACTTCAACTACGTTCAGATTGGTGGTCAACACTACCCCAACAGAGAAGTTACATTCTCTCTTGGAGAAACTTCACTTTCCAGACAGACTGTTGGATTTACAGGAACAGCAACCTTCTTACTTTCAGAAGATCTCGACGTTGCATCTGCAATTCAATACGAGAGTTCTGGAAAATCTGGTATTGCTACACACAATGCTGGTATATTCATATCTGGAGAACTATGGTTATCACAGGCTCCACAACATACAGTATTTGGTGAAGAAGGTCAATTTACAATTAATGGTACTGGTAACGAGTCTATTACACCAGTCATACCAGAAGGATCTGGTACATTATTCAGTATCGGTGGTGCAGTTGAATCCAGTACCAAGGCATACTTACAGGGAGACTACTCATATCTTGGTGGTACTGCTGGTCAGGTATTTGCACCACATATCTCTGGTGTTGGTACAGGAACCTTCAGTCAGGGTAGAGAAGAGAATCAGACATACGCAAGAGTTATACAACACAAAGAAAACGAGTTTGGCGGAACATTATTCGTCAATGGTGCGGCATCTGGTGAGAAGAATACAGATTCTTACAATGAGTCTTCTATACTCTTTGGTACTGAGAACGAAAACTACGGTGGTATTCTTGGAGACCCAAGCTTTGGATTCGGACTCAACATACTTGGACAGGCTTCTGGTACTGAAACATTTGATGACGAACTCAACAGATACTCTCAAGACGTTCTCTTTAGTAACGGTGGTCTCACATACGACCAAGGATCTGGTGGTGTTGAGATATTACCTTCCTTCGATAAGACTAGTCAATATGGTATCGGATTTGATGACAACACTGTGTCTCAAGACTACGGTGAACTTGGCATCAGTTCTGTTGGCGGACCTGCATACGATCAATTCTTATATCCACACTACACTGGTTTCAATTCACAAGAAATCAATCAGGGTTACGAAGATGCTGGATTCATTACAGAGCCAGCACCAACAGAATCTCGTTTCCCATACGGAAAACTTGTATTCCCACAGATCTCGGACACGATTACTCAGTTCATCCCAAGTTGGGTTGGTTCTGGTTCACTTATCGTATCTGGTACTGGAGTCGAGAGAGTTGCAGTTGCAAGTAGTACAACATCTCTATTCGACTTCGTTAGTGGTGCAGAAGAAAGATACATTGCTCAGACTCCAGAAGGAACTGTTCTATTCGATATCTACGATACTGCAAACGAGAGTGTCACCAAAGACTTTGTTGGATCTGGAAATATCACCCTTCAACAAACTCAAGCTGTTGGGTTTACAACCTACAGAAGGATTATCGTTCCACCCGCTTCTGGTATTACTACATTCTCTGGAGCATCTATCGAGAGATCGAGCTTCGATCCTCCAGAAGGAACTTACCTACACATCTTTGGTGGTGGATATACAGATCTCAGTGCAGCCTTTGCTTCTCAATCTCAGAAGGCAACTCTACGACTCAGTGGAGAACTCAATCACCCACAAATCGACTTCACACCTCATTATGGTATCGAAAGGAACATTGGTATCGAAACAGGTTTTACCTTCTTGCCTGGCGGTACTGGAGGAGAGTACGGAGATCCTGGCATTGTTACCACAAGGTTCGTACCCAAATATCCTACCTCTGGTATTATCAGTCTTAACGGTAAGGCAATCGGTCGTACCAACGCTCCTATTCTTACTGATGGTACGATCTACATTCTCGGTATTGGTACTGAGGCCAATGGTCAAATTGGTGATGATGGAATTGGCGATCTTAACGGTGTTGAGTTTGGTGCAAAAGAGAGATTTATCCCTGCAACAGAATTTGGTGCTGGATCTCTCCTATTCGACTTCCAGACATCTGGTGCAGAAGCAAGACCAATTTCTGTATTTGGATACTATGGAGACGACAAAGATCCAGGCACATCTGGTGGTATCACTATTCGTCAGGAAGGTGGTATTCTCACAATCGAGAGAACATCTGTTCAAGCATCTGGCGGCGGCACATTTACTTACAGTGGTTCTGGTCAAGACGAAGCAACATCATCCGTCGAAGTTGGTTCTGGTTCTCTATTCGCAGTTGGTGGTATTGCAGAAGCAACAGCTGCTGCAGAACTTGTCGCTGGAACTTCTATATTCAACGGAACGGCAGAAGAATCCTTCTCTGCTCAGACTCCAGAAGATACTGCAACAATTACACTGTCTGGAGAAAGTGTTGCCTTCCGTCAACGCCAGTTCAACGGATCTGGAACTCTTACACTCAGCAACGATCAAAGAGTTGTTACTGGTATCAGACTGTCTCCAACAGGTTCTGGTACATTCAGTATTCTTGGTGGTGCTGCAGAGGCAACCGTCGAACCATCTGCTGCAAGATCAATTCTTACAGATATCACAGGTGTTGCAGAAACAAGATACTTCCAAGTATTCCAAGACTTCGTTCCATCTGGTACATTCACATTATCTGGAGAACTTACACATCCAGACATCGATTACACTCCAGCTTTCACTGGTTCTGGTATTGTTACATTCTCTGGAAGTGCAAGAGAACAAGGATTCTTCAGAGAAATTGGTGTTGGTACTGCTACCTTCTCTGGTTCATCTATTGTCAGATTTACAGCGGACGATCTGGAAGGCACAGTCCTCTTCGATCTCAAGGGTGCATCTGCACTTACCGAAATCAATCAGGTTTACGGATACTATGGAGACGACAGAGATCCAGGCACATCTGGCATTACTACAATCTCTGGTGTTGGTGCTACAAAACAAATCCAAGTATTTGGATACTACGGAGACGACAAAGATCCAGGCACATCTGGAACATTTACATTCTCCAATACACCTCTTGTACACCCATTTGTCGATTTCACACCTTCGATTGGTATTGGTGTTGCAGTTCTTTACCAGACAAGTGGATCAGCTGTCGAATCCTTTACCTTTGCTGGGTACGAGAGTCAAGGAAGATTCAAAGGACTTGCTGGATCTAAGGAATCTCTCGCTCGGGCAACTTACGTTGGAATTGGTCAAGTTAACACCTTTGGTAATGCCGAAACAGAGTATGCGGTCATCGAAGAAGGTAGAACTTATGTTGTCATAATCTAAATCCTATAAATAAATGGAGAAGCATAACTATTGGACATCTGATTCATGACCAAGCAGGTTCAATTTAGAAAAGGAACTACAGCTGAACACTTTAACTTTACTGGAGCTCTAGCCGAGATAACAGTAGACACAGATAAGAATACGGCTGTTGTACACGACGGGGCTACTCCTGGCGGATTTGAACTTGCTAGAGCAAGATGGACGTTTGTATCTGGAACTTATCCATTGAGTACAAACCAAAAATATACTGTTGATTCCCAAAATAGTCCTGATGGATTTGATCTTGCCATGCCAACTCCTCGTGCGGTTGGTGACTGGGTATGGATCGAAGATTTTGCTAACTTCTTTAGCATTCATCCTATTAACGTTACATCAATATACAGTTTTGAAAACGGACATTTAGTTAAAGAATCTTCTCCTTTCATCATGGACGTTTCGGGTGCGTCAGTGACTTTTATTTGGAATGGATCCCTTTGGAAAGTATTCAACAATAGGGCTAGTTAAAAATGGCACTTACGCTAAGTAATTCTATTTCTGGACAGTTTGACCCCTCCGAATCGTCGGGTTTTTTCGTGTATGCACTCAGAAGAGATGCAGAAGGGATGCTACTTTTTTCTAAAGTTAGTGCTGCTTCAACAGAATTAGGAGAATTCTATCGTAACGATGGAACTGCTATACCAGAATTCGGTGATGGTTTAGATTATGGTACTTACGATGTTGGTGTTGGTAAAACATCAGTTATTCGTAGTGATATCGCTACTGAGAAAAAACTCATAGATGATCCGAATGATAAATACCAACAGATTCGCTTTGATCGAAGAAACTTATACTATTACATAGACGATGATGGCTTTTTCGTTATAAGATTTAATGGTCCTAACTATGCTTATGAAAGCATCGGACCAACTTAATTAAAATCCCAAAACCCTCAGATAATTACACGGAGAAAAAATGGCTGAGTTTAGACTTGGAAGAGTAAAATTCAACTGGACAGGTGATTGGACTACATCCAAAGCCTATTTGATTGACGATATCGCCAAGTTTGGTGGTAACACTTATGTGGCGGTTATAAACCACACGTCAACAGGAAGCATCAGTGACTTTTACGCTAACGACCTTTCCAAATGGAACGTCCATATTGAAGGTCTAGAACAAAAAGGACAGTGGGCTGCTGGAGTTTACTATCGTATCAACGATCTAGTAAAATACGGTAACGTTGTCTACAGAGTAACCACTGCTCACACATCAGAAGGAACCTTCATCGATAAGACGAAAGTTTCAGAATATGTAAAAGGATTCCAAAACGAAGGTGAGTGGGATCTAACTACCGAATATCAATCAGGTGACGTTGTAAACTACAACGGTTCATCCTATGTTGCGTTATCCACATCAACTGCTGGATTCCAACCTCCACAGTATTTGGGTGTTTCTACAGACCCAGCTGCAAGATGGAGCATCTTATCTGATGGTCTTGCTGGTGCGGCTTCAACATACCAAGAAGGTACTTACTTCAGAGGAGACTTAGTACAGTATGGTGGTAATATCTACCGTCATAAAATCGGTATTACAACTAACGTTTCTCCATTACAGGTTGGTCTAGGATCAATCTTCCCACAATCTTACAACGGTACACAAGTATGGGATTTACTTGTTAAGGGATTTAATTTCAAAGGCGGTTTCTCCACTACCTTTGACTACCATCCAGGCCATGTTGCAAGATATGGTTCAGATTCTTATGTTTCTGTTGGTAACTCTCACAAGAATGTTCTTCCTACTGCTGGTATTGGAACCTTCTGGGAAGTACTTGCATCAGGAGATTCATCCGCTGCTCTTAATACCAAAGGTGACGTACTAAGTTACAACTCAGGTAATGTAAGAATCGGTATTGGTTCTACAGGTTATGCACTTGCAGTTCAGTCAAATGGAATGCCAGGCTACGAGATTGTAGGTAACCAAACAAGAATTTACTACGTTGACTCCGAAGACGGATTAGACGGAAACAATGGTCTTGCACCTAACTTGGCGTTTAAGACTATTAAATCGGCTTGCCAATCTGCTCGTCCTACAACAGATGTCACCAATATGGTGTATACCGCTTCCACTGGTGTGGCAACGGTTACTGCGCCTGGTCACGGTCTGTTAAACACTGGTACGTTCGTTCAGTTACAAGACATCGAGTTTGAGTGTCTATCTGGAGGTAACGTATTCACCGTCTTGGGTATGACCTACAACGGTGCGGTTGGTCTTGCAACGATCACTGCTATTGGTCTTGGTGGTGCTCCTGAAATTGGAATTGGTGCTACTGTTAGAATCAGAAACTTAAGTGTTCAATACACAGGTTCTGCACAGTTTGCTCACACCTTCAAAACCGCTGAGGCAAACGCCATCCAATCTGGTGGTGACTACGCTCACACATTCAACAGTTGCGCTGCAAACGGCGTTTCAATTGTTGGTGGATCTTCAGTAACACCTACAGGTGCTACATACGATCCTTCAAATGGTAACTTCACTATGACCCTTACTGGTCATAGTTTATCAACTTCTGATAAAGTTACCATTGGGGATAACGCATTTACGTTCACCTGTACGATGAACAACAATGCCACTCAGAAGACATATCCTAGACCTGGCAAAGACCCTGCAAGAGGACAACAGTTATCAATTACAGGTACAACAACTGATACATTCACTGTAAACGTTGGATCTTCTCCAATCATCAATCATCAACCAACTGCGGTTTCTTATAACCAAGCAACTGGTGACATGGTTTGTACAATTGGTGCTCACTCATTAACAGTTGGTACTTCTGTAAAACTAGCGGAAGATGGTTTAACATTCCGTTGTTCAATGGACGGATACACAACTGATCACGCTTATCCTCGTGCTGTTGCTGGAGATGGAAACCCAGACCCTGCATACAACACTGCTCTAAACATTACTTCTGTTACTACCAACACAATTACAATCAACGTTGGTACTGCATCTGATAACCAGACAATCACTGGTAAGTTCCCTGCTGTACATACTCAAGGTTCTTACGAATTCTTGGTTCAAGGTGTTCCTGACTCTAACTCAATCACTCTTAACGTAGGTGTTTCAACTACTGATTACCTCTATGTTTCTGGTGGTACTGCGTTCGTTGGTCTAACAACAACCAAGTATCCTGATAAGGTCTCTAAGTCCTACTATGAGGTTCTTCAAGTTGATAACTCTGACTCATTCAAAGTTAACGTTGGTATCTCAACTATCAACCACACATACGTTGAAGGCGGTAAGGTAACAGACCTAACACCTGCTATCTTGAAACTGTCTGCGTCTCAGTTCTACGAACAGTTACCAGTTACAGTTCCTCCTTTCACTTCGATTGTTGGTAACGCACTTAGAGGTTCACAGGTTCTTCCTAAAGAGGGAACATCTGATGACTCTACAACTCCTAACAACAGGAGTCACATGTTTAAGATGTCTGATGCGACAACCATTCAGGCAATCTCCATGAAAGGAATGGAAGGATTCTACTATGATCCTAACGCTCCTTTAGAGTTAGACAATGCAAACTTAAGAACTGGTATCGGTACAACCGCTGCTGGTGTGTTCATCTCCTTGAACCCAGATTCACCTATCGATAACAAGTCACCTTACGTTAAGGACTGTACTTGTTTCTCTGACCCTGCAACAGAAAGTGGCAGATTCGGTGGTGGTGGTGTTGGTGTATTCATCGATGGTGGTGTACACGACACAGGTGCAAAATCAATGGTGTTCGATGCGTTTACGCACGTTGCATCTGACGGTGCTGGTTACATCCTTGATAAGGGTGCAATCGCTGAAATCGTTTCCTGTTTCACATACTACGCTAAGTGGGGTTACTACTCAGGTGGTGGATCAAGAATCAGGGGTGTTGGTGGAAACAACTCTTACGGAGACTACGGTGTTATCTCATCTGGTTTCTCAACTGATGAAGTTCCGAGAACTGCAAAAGTCTTCGGTGACATGATGGAAGTTCAAGGTACAACTAAGTCTGGAACAGTGGCATTAGGTGCTACAATGTTCGGTCAGACATCTAAGGCAACTGGATGGTTCTTGAACGATCAGATCTCTGCTGATAAGATTTACTTCAAGTATCAGACTGGATACGGTAACGCTGGAATCGGAACCACTGGTTTCGTAGACAGTGAGATCATCTGGTTCGGTGCTGGTGCAGAACAGAGTTCTGGTGTCGGTTCAATCACGGTCGGTGCAGCTGCATCTTCCACAACTGGACAGAAAGGTACAATTCTAGAAGTTGACCAAACTTCTGCTACTCTATTAATCGGTGACGCTATCGGATTCCAGACATCACTATATGGTGCTGACGATAGGTTCTACATTATTAACACAATTACGGGCGTGTCCGTTGCATCCACTTTCTATGAGTGGCAAGCAGGATCAGTCGCTGGTGTACAAACGGTATTCAGTAACCGTGCAACTCTGACGATCTCTCCTGAGAAGTCAAATGGAACATGGGATACTCGACACCTCGGTACTAATAATAGTTCCGATATTAAAATCAGAACATTGTTCTCACAGGCAAGACTAACAGGACATGACTTCCTCGCAGTTGGTACTGGTAACAAGACTGAGACTGGATATCCAAACGTCAACTTGGCGAACGTTATCCAAGGTCAAGAAACTAACGTGTTCGGACCTGGTAAGGTGTTCTTCGTATCTACCGACCAAGGTGGTAACTTCCGAGTTGGAGACTTCTTCTCCGTTGACCAGTTGACTGGTCGTGCTACATTGGATGCTTCTGCGTTCAACCTTTCTGGTTTGACAGAATTGAGACTTGGTGCGATTGGTGGTCAGGTCGGTGAGGCGATCAACGAATTCTCATCTGATGAGACACTCGCTGGTAACTCAAACACTGCTTGTCCAACTGAATTCGCAACTAAAGGTTTCTTAACCCGTGCGAAGATGGGAACCAAGGCAATGACACCTCCAGTTGGTACAACAGGTCAGAGACCTGGCGGTATCGACGATGAGTTCAACACTGGTTGCTTAAGATTCAACACTACCTTGGGTGCTCTTGAGTACTACAACGGTACTGCATGGATTCAGCCTGGTGTACCTCAGTACTCCACAGTTGCCTCAAGTGGATCTGTTGTTGCTGGAACTAAGTACTTTGTTAACACAGGTGGCGGCCAGGTCACATTGACCTTGCCTGCAACACCTAACTTGGGTGATGAGGTCACTTTCATGGACGTTGCGAAGACGTTTGATTCTAACGCACTAGTTTGTGCAAGAAACGGTAAGAACATCCAAGGTGATGCTTCTGACCTGACTGTTCAAACAGAAAGTGCCGCATTTACACTTATCTTCTCAGGTGATACATACGGTTGGAGAATCTTCTCCATCTAATGCTTGATTATCTACATTATTACTTTTATTCAACCCCTTTAAGGATCGTAAATGGCCAACTATAGATCATATAAAAAAGTAAGATCCGACCAAATCGCTTCGGGAACCATCCCAATCTCGAAGCTGGCGGCGGGTGGCACCCCTGACTATTGTGTCAAGATGTTCTATGGACATCCATGTTATTGCACACCTGGCTGTTGCTGTAACTGGACTGTCCCAGCAGGTGTAGGTAAACTAACCCTAGAAATCTGGGGTGCTGGTGGTAACGGACATGGTGCATGTTCATGTAACAGATGTCATCACTATCAAGGTGCTGCTGGAGGTGCATACAATACTAAAACAATCAGTACCGCTGCTGGTTGCTCATATTCTGTATGTGCTGGTGGTGTTTACAGGTGCTGTTCAAGAGAGTGTAACGGATGTGATGGATGTTCTTCATACGTTAACGGTTACAACTTAAGTGGCTTCTGTGCCATTGGTGGTGCAAGAGGTTGTGCAAACCCCGACTGGTCAATTAGATGTACATCTAGACACTGGTGCTGTGCATCGCCTGGAACATGGGGTGGAGACTTCGCAATGGCTCCTCACCAAAAAGGTTGGTCAGGTCACTGGAACTGTCACTGTACTGGTGCGGTTACAAGTGAAGAAGGATCAGGAGCTCCGTTCCTATCAGCTGGAACCGAGGTGCAGCTGGAACAATGTTGGATGAGATGTGGTTGTTGGACTGCTCCTTATGCGACAGGTGGTCAAGGTGCTCAGACTACATACTGCGGAAGTAGTTGTTGTGGTCAGGGCGGCCAAGGCGGCTCTGGTGTTGTACGAATTACCTACGTCTAGGATTAAACAAAAATGGCAAGTTATTCATCATACAAAAAAATCAGTGGAGATTCCTTAGAGGACAATAGCCTTGACGCTGGAAGTTTCAGTGGATCTCCTAACGAAAGTTACGGCGTAAAATGGGTATTCGGTACAAACTGCCGTTGTTCACCAGGCTGTTGCTGTAACTGGTCAGCCCCTACTGGGGTTGGAAACATGTGGATTCAGATGTGGGGTGCTGGAGGAAATGGTACTGGTGCATGTTCATGTAACAGATGTCAGCACTATCATGGTGCTTCTGGAGGATACTACAACTCCAAAATGATTACAACCAATGGTGGTTGTTCTTACAGTATTTGTGCGGCTGGTGTTTATCCATGTCTCTCTAGAGAGTGTTATGGATGTACAGGTTGTTCATCTTATGTAAATGGATACAACTTATCTAACTTCTGTGCCAAAGGTGGAAACCGTGGAAACGCTAACCCAAGTTGGTCAACTGCTTGTAACGCACAAAATTGCTGTTGTTTAGGTCCTACTTCAAACAACGGAGACTTCGGAATGGGCAACCAGACCAGTACTTGGTCTTCATCAAGACATGATACTTATAGAGGTTGGTGTCACTGTTACCACTATGGTCATAGACCTACTTCTGCACCGTTGATTGGTACACAAGTTACTCAATCTATTAGAGAATGTTGGATTCGTTGTGGTTGCTGGATCGTACCTTACGGTCACGGCGGACAGAGCGCTATGACTACATATTGTGGTGGGTGCTGCGGACAAGGCGGTACTGGCGGTGGCGGTCTCGTCAAAATTACATACTTCTAAGGGGAAGAAATGGCTACTTACTCAAGTTATAAACAAATTAATGCCTCGACATTTGAGGATGGAAGTATTCCAGCATCAAAGGTTCAAGCGGGTTCTTTCTCAAACTGGTGTGTAAAATGGGTCTATGGACATCCATGTTACTGTACACCTGGCTGTTGTTGCCTTTGGACAGTTCCAACGGGTGTAACACGAGCTACATTTGAGATATGGGGATCTGGAGGTAACGGACACGGTGCATGTTCATGTAACAGATGTCAAAACTGGCATGGTGCTGGAGGAGGGTACTATAATACTAAAACTATTAGTACTAAGTCTGGTTGCCAATACAGTGTCTGTGCTGCTGGTGTTTATAGATGTTGTTCTAGAGAGTGTACAGGATGTTGCGGATGTAACTCCTATGTAAATGGATATAACCTATCTAACTTCTGTGCCTTAGGTGGTGTTAGAGGTTGTGCAACTGGTGACTGGTCTGCAAACTGTTATTCTGAATTCCATACTTGCTGTATGCAACCTGGCGCTCACGGAGGAGACTTCGGAATGGGCAACCACGGTGGTAACTCATACAGACCTGACGGATTCAACTGTCACTGTTACTATAACGAAGGTAGACCAACAGGTGCTCCATTCATCGGAACTCTTGGTGTTTCATATGGACAAAGACAGTGTTGGATGAGATGTGGTTGTTGGACAGTTCCCTATGGACACGGCGGACAAGGTGCAAACAGTAACTACTGTGGAAGTAGTTGTTGCGGACAGGGCGGTCAAGGTGGAGGAGGACTCGTTAAAATCACCTACGTCTAAGATTCTTTGCAGACATTGTAAGAGAACTGCTACAAATAAAATACGTTGTTTAGGGATGTGCGTTGCAGATTCCGACTACTAGAGGGTCTATGACCCTCTTTTTTTATAAATAGTGCCGAAGGAGTAAACCCGAAGAAATCCACAATGGCAACAAAAATTATTTCACATAACTGGAAGTTAGATCTTCCGAACGCTTTCCTTACAGATCACTCAAAATCTGATGGAAACCAAAGAGACCAAACTTATGATGGTCCAGACAAGATTTTTCTGCAAATTAATGCAGAAGGAAGAGAAGTATATGGTCCTCTAACAGAGGATGATATCGCAGATGGTCGTCCAAAACCAGCTGACGTTGTACAATGGTACGAGGTTGACTGTGCATCAAGTGATTTACATACACTTATCTGTCAGTTAAGAGGACCTGTTGTAAACGAGAAAGAAGAAGACAGAGGTGCTGGTGTAGACACGAACCATCCTGGCTCTCCAGTGGTAGATGGATCTGTGTATCCTCAGTTTACATTTTCTTCAACTATATTCGCTGATGACTTTTTTGACTATGATAGTATCAGAGTTGCAAACCCTGGCTCTGCTGGGCCCAACGATATTACCATTGGCAACTTCACACCTAGACAGAAGTTAAACGGTGTTGATGAGGACAAGACATGGGAACATGTTAGAGGTCACAGAGACAATGTTCTTTCTAATAGTGATGGTCAACTTGCAGAAGATATGCCTGATGCACTTAAAGACCAGTGGAAAGCATACCGCCAAGCACTAAGGGACCTTCCTAATAAGATGATTGCAGCTGGAGTTCATCCAAACTTTGCTGACTTGATGTTCCCATTTGAGCCTGGATTTGCAAATCCACCTGCTGACCCAGAATCCGATGCAGATGGAGCAACAGCATGGCAA